GACAGATCATCAAAAATGAAAACATCGTTCCCATCATCAATCAATTGATCCACCAGATTGCTCCCAATAAATCCTGCACCACCCGTCACTAACGCTTTCATCGAGCCAAACCTTTCAGGAGATTGTTCCACTTCATTGCACAAGAATCCATACTATAGAAATAGTTATAATATCCAACTTGAAGATCAAGAACACTTTGTGTGGCTTCTGACCAGTAATTGTCCAGAGCAGCATTTAGATAATGATAATGATTCGCTGCATGAATTTGATCTGAAGCACACCAAGGATACATCAGAGCAAAGTCCTTACAGGTTTCTGGAAGTGCGCCATAGTTAGGAACCACAGCCAAACATCCTGCTGCAAGAGACTCGATTGCAACCAGACAAGAAGTTTCTAGATATGTACTTGGATATGCAAGAATGTGTGTTTGTTTTAATGCTTCTCGAATTTCATCATTAGACACAGTGCCGTGATAATTGACACAATCCAATTCTTCCAGTCGAGCATACAGATCTTTATACTCGGGAAGGTTGTCTTGCTGATCACGACCATATAGCTTAAAACTGGAATAAACATCAAGCTCAAAATCGTCGCGCTTATCTTTAAGAAGCCTAACCACAGATTCTAAGATATTTAATCCGCGATGGGGTGTAGAGAAGTAGATAATCTTCTTCTTTCCATCCTTCGGCTTTTCGTGTGGTTCAATTGGCTCGATGCAATTGGGAATTACCATACACTGATCAAACGGAACACCGAGCTTTTGATGAAAATCCCAAAGAGCCCAATTACTCGGAAAAACTAACTTGCGAAACATTTGTCTATTTTTTTCGTGAGACAAATGCGCTGACTCTGGATCTTCTGCAAGATCGTGAAGCCAAAGAATTTTATCTCGGGAATCATTCACATGATTCTCACGAACTCTCTGGGGAACAACCAAAAACTTTTCTTTCAAATCATCGTCAATTCGATCCATGACTCGATTGTAAATTAACTCTGTCCCACCCATAGGTTCAGAAGAATCTTGGTTAATACGAAATTCAAAACCATCTTGTGACATGATATTATTCTCCTCATCAATTCATCATGATGAAACTATGTAGTCATCTTTTTTGTAGCAGAATAATAAAAAGGGGGGAGAAGCGATATCACTCCCCCCCCCAATTTAACTCAATCTAGATTAGAGAAGATTGAATCTGCACAAGACTACGATAGTCGGTTGATACCGTACTTCGTGGAACCGTTAACGGCAACATCCTTGGTAACTTCCCAATTACCATAAGCCTCAACAGTCTTACGGATGGTTGACATCGTAGCACTAAAGTTCTGCACGCCAAAGCGCGCACGAGCCTGTGCCGCAGTAAGGGTACGACCCTCGCTGAGATAGTCAACAATCTTTCGTGTCTTAGAATTAGCTGCAAATGCCATATTTTTATTTCCTCTTATTGTCGGCTTCAAAAAAGTTTTGTAGAAACGCCGACCCAATCTACAAAACGGTTTAAAAATCTTTATCGAAGAACTGACTTGTTCCTCGGAACCTCACGGTATGAATCACCTTCTCTGAAGCCCCAAAACCAAGACCGCTTTCCATTATCTATGCGAAGGATTCGAGTCAACTTATTATCAGTTCCCGCTTCATACCAAAAGCGATGATCACTCTCACCACGTCGTCTCGTCTTAACCCCACTCATATATATAGCTCCTCTTAAAGTAGACCCATATTATACACCACTGAGAATCTCTGTCAATAGAAAAATGCATTTTTTTGCATTTTTTTTATTAGTTGAATATACCGCACTTTAAAATATAATATGCATCCACAACATCATTTAATGGACTAATTATATTGTCCGAGCGAGGTGTCAAAGAATCTTTCAAATTAGATTCGCCGTTCTCCTCAACAAATTGATTATACATATCAACCTTTGATGCTCTTCCTGAACCTGTTGCAAATTTCTTGACTGTGGTAGGAGCAAGTATATCACAATGAATTAAAGCATCCCACAATTTATATTTCAATATACCAGTATTTTCCGCTATATTGAAAACACGACCCGTCGAGCCAAAAGAGTATCCCTCCAAATAAACCTGAGTCACTTGATGTTTAGTCAAGACCCTCAAAGCCCATGATGAAATATCGTCATATCTATCTATTTCAGAATCCCAAGGTCCATGATTACTTCCATGAAGATTACCCTCACTAAATGCCTCGAATCTAGTCAAATTTGAACGAAAATACATTTCTGTGCATTGGTAAGAAAAGTCACCCTTTTCTGTATCGTAAACACAAATAGCTGGGGAAGTTAAAGAATAGTCAATACCTGCTAAAACAGGCATTATTCTAGTTCCTCTTCTACCCTATCATAATCAACGTTGTAGAAGCCGCAGAACGGGCAATATCGAGCCTGTTCCAAAAAACCGTGCGTATTTGTAAAAACGCTATATTCGGTACGACACTCTGCACATTCTAAATTGATTTCAACAACCTCTTTTTCGTATTCTTCGTCAAATGGAATAGACATTAGATAATCTCACATTCTCCGCTTGTACATGCCATCGTCTGCGAACCGATTGTTTGATCGGATTCCTCATACTTTCCAAGCTCGGTCCAATCCAAACTCTGTGGCATGTTTTTGTTTAATTCAATATATTTCCCCTTGTCAATCTCCATGAAAGGAGCTTGTTTATATATATGATCTGTATGGGGCAGAAACGAAACACCTGTTAATTCATCAAAGTGTTCATATACCCATGCACCAACCTCAACCCATTCATGTTCCTTCACGGTCACTGTACACGATGGATTGTGTTCACACCAATGTTGCTTATACGCCAACCACCTCTCCAACTGTTCAATGGCAGAAAGATCAGTAGTGACAACAGAGTCCTTTGGAGCAGAAACTGGAAAAGAAAATACATGATTGTGGTCTGGAGCAATAATATCATCCTCAACAGGAACTCCCTGATCAATCATAAATTGACTTGCCGGATCTTTTTTGTCGGCACGAACCGTGCGAATATAGTATGGCGAAAACCTTGAATGAATACCACTTGCAGAATCAACTAAAACCGAAACCGTTCCAGAAGGTTTGACTGTCGTAATCGCAGTTGATTGTGGAATACCAAAAACCTTCGACCATGCCAAATTAGTTTCAATCGCAACTCCCTTGAGAATGGTAAGGATCTCGGCGAGATTATTCCTCTTACCATTAGTCAGCTTGTTGTCCATGATACCAGTTAGGCTGACACCCAACAGTCGCTCCTCTTCAGCATTCTTTTTCCAGTCTGCACGAAGATACTTAAACTTGGTCAGAGTAGACTGCATAGTTCCAATAATCGTTGCAATCTCAACCTTTCGTTCAAGATCTGCAAGAGTATCTGATTCGCGGACAACTACCTCAGAAAGATTACAGAATCCATTTGGACGAAGGATAATTTCAGAGCATGGGTTTACACCAAACTCATAATCAATATCTCGTCTTCCGTTTTCTGCTGCTTTTTCTTTAAGAGCTTGACGATTAACAATACCACGCTCACCACTCTTGGAGTTATAAAGCGAAAGCCACTCTGCCATAAACACACCAATATCAGGCTTTTCTTTATATACCGCAGAGTTGTTTGAAAACGAACGATGTTGCTCTGTCGTATACCACTGTCCTGTCTTTGCATGACGCATTCGCTCATCAGTCAAATCGGAAAGAGAAATCAAAGCAGCGCGACGAACACCACCAACTACAACACAAGATGCCACATGACACATAAGATCATGACACTCAAGAGAAGTTAGCTTTCTACCTGACGCAGCCTGAAACGTCTTAATGAACGCACCAAATGTCTCCACCAAAGGTTCAGGACCAGATGCTCTTCCACCAAAGACCTTCAACGGTGCGCCAGCAGGACGTACATTAGACGTATCAATATTCGGAATTTGTCCTGTATAAAGCATTGCAACAAGTTCTTTTAGAGCCTTTGCCCAACCCAGCTTGCTATCAGCAACAACAATAGTGCTATCCGTTTCATGAAATTCTTCGGCAACGTTAGGAAGTTTTTCGATATGCTGGGTTTCCACAGAAAATCCAACACCCGTACCATTCATAAGAATATAAAGAGATTCATCAAATGCGCGCGGAGAGTCAACAGCAACAAAGGAACAATTATATCCTGCAATATTTTCACGTTCTAAAGCAGTACCCGCCGTCATCATAGATCGCATAGAAGGCATAACTTCCATGTTGAAAATGGCTTGGCGGATATCATCTTTCACATCTTCAATCGAACCCTTCGTCGTATTTTTGAGGTGTTCGTCAAAGAAGTTCACAAATCGGTCAACAGTTTCATCCCATGTTTCTCGACGACTCTTCTCGGGAAGCCATCGAGCATATCGAGAAGAGTGAATGTACTGTTGTAGAACGGTCATCTTAGGTGTTGCCATTTTTAATTTTCTCCTACCAGATATTTCCAAGATACCGGAAATCTTTCTTTCATACTGAAACTAATTAAGTCAGCGATTTCTCTCGTCTCTCTTTGAGTGTCTTTTGCACATCGTAAATTACAAACTCTTGCAAATGCATATAGAGAGCCTGTCCAATACCACTCTGTCATAAGACTTTGAGGAAGAACCATACGAGCCTGTTCCGCACAGACACCCGCGTCAATCAGTTGATTATATAGGCTCACACATTTCTTACCCATTTTCTCAACTGCATCATCAACCGAAAGTTCATTAATCAAAAGCCACAAAACTTCTTCAGTTTCAGAAGAACCTTGCTTTTTATTCTCAGGATTGGCTCGCCAACTCTCTGGTCTAAAAAGTTCTGGTTCTGTTTGAATATATCTCCGAGATACCTCGTTCCAAGTTAAACCCACTTGATGCTTGACTAACTGCCTTGCAACGAAAATGGGAGCCTTTATTCTAAACTGCAAAGAGCAATGTCCAAACGGAGTCCAGTGATTATTTTCCGCAAGAAACTTAATCAGCTTTTCATCTCCACTCGAAAATTGCTCTACATTTTTATTAAAACTTACTCTGGCTGCATTAACGACTGTCAAGTCGCTTCCCATGCAATCAACCAACCTCACTTCACTCGGTGTCAACCGTTCCATTATATACTTACCTTCTTCCATGCGTTAAACGCAGTCATCGCCTGCAAACCCGAATAGGTGTTTGTATTTATTACTTCTTCGATTTTGCTCGCGGGGACTCCCGCAAGAATCATATCGTTAATGTCCTTTTCCTTAATGGTTTCGGACCAAATACAAATGCGATAACCTTCGTCAATAATTTGTTTCATCTTTTTTACGATTTCTCTGTTTCTAGGTTCATTATCAAATACGATAATACACTTATCTTTTCGGACTTCAGATTCCAGTTTGGAAAAATCAGAACCACCCACTGCAATTGCATTGTTTAGAAATAAAGAATCAATCGGACCCTCAACAACATAAACAGAATCCCTAGAGTTTCTTTTGATTTTATCAAGACCAAATATCATTGGTGCCTTTTCATTCAACCGAAATGCAAGATAACGCATTTGCGTAGAACTATTGATTGCTCTCGCAGCAATACCAACAAGTTCATCATCTCGATTGATGAAAGGCAAAACAACTCTTGGTTGATTTCCTCTAATTCTGTCTCGATATATCGGGCTTACTTTTTCAAGAACCTTGTCATCATGAACATAGTATAATCGCTCCAACATCGAATCTGGAATTCTACGTTCATTGATAAACTGATGCACAGCATGGTTCTTTGGAATTCTATCAATGCGTTCTGCACCAAGATTTTCCAAAAAAGAAACATCACGAATTCTTTTCTTTTTCCTTTTTCGTTTTTCTTTTTGTTCTTCGTAATGAGTCTTTTTACCAAATCCTTCAAGCATATAATTTTTGTATAACATACCATCAATATGCTTGATCAAGTTGCCAAAAGATCTCGTGTCTCCACAATTGTGACACTTGAAAACAAAGCTATCTCTATCCTTGCTTGGATACAAGTATCCACGCGCTTTGTAGTTATTTCTATCAGAGTCACCACAAATCGGACATCGGAAATTGTAAAGGTCGTTTGTTTTTTTCTTGAACTGTTCCAGTCTGGACGACAACAGCCCAACGTATTTCACGTCTACATGTTTCATAATATAGTCTCACTGGTAAATAATTTAATTTTGTATGTCTAGCTTCTCTCGAACCTGAGCGCGAAATTCTGCTTGTTCGATCATTGCGCGATGAAAAGTGTCTTTAATGTCATCAGTATTAGTTCTGATCCGTTCAACATCTCCTTCAAGTTGAACTTCAAGTTCTTTGAGTTCTTCACGAACAATATTCACCGAAGCATTTGAGGCTCTAGTTGCAGCAAACAACCAAACGCCTCCAATTGCGGAAATCAAAATACCTACTAGAACTTGTCGAACAACATCTTGCATTATATTACACCTTTTAAATATCCTCTAGATAAGTATCCAAAGCCTCGCAATGTCTGAAATTTTCCCCCAATTGATACTCTAACGAAACAATATCAAGTTCTCCCGCTTGATTCAATGACAACAACATATCCAGATCATCAATTGCATCATCAGACCATAATGGACATGCTGGAGGTTTTGCCACAGAAGCACCTGTTGCAGCACAACTAACTGTCAGAAGACTTAGACTTAGTACGCTTACGCATACTATCGGTAAGTCCTTTACCTTTCTTGACAGGTTTTTGTAAAATTTTGTCAGCCTTGGCTTTTCTTTTTGCATTTTCTTCATGTGCCTCATTCTTAGCCTCCGCTTCTCCGCGCTTTCGCGATTCTCTCATTTGCATCCACTTATTCACAACACCGTTAATAATTCCACTTAAAAAATTAGCAGCAAATTTTGCAGCAGCCCCTAAAAATAAACTCACTTATTTTTTCCGCCTTAAATACATCATGGTTCCATATGTAGAATCCTTAATGATGATAGCCTGACTGGGATTCTTTAAACCATATTGACGAATGGTTTCGCCAATTTCATCATTCCCAACAAGTTTTGCATATCGGTCATAACGACCCTTCTCACCCTTGCAAGCACAAAAAACATCAGAGCTGACTTCAAAAACTGCATCGCCAGCAAAGATCTCTTTTTTCTTTTTCTTCATTGGACCCGGCGGATCTCCAACCATTCCACCACCGACAGAACCAACGGTAGTCTCGACCTCTTTTAATTGCTCTACCAAAGTATTGTATGTTTTAGGCATTATTTTCTTTCCTTAAATTGTCTGCTATTTCTTGACAAATCGGTATGTCCGAACCTACTATATTTTTCCCATCAATCAAATCAACAGTATCTGGCATACAATTCAAATAAACCAAAAAGGTTTTCAAGGCAGAGTAATGATTTTCATCCACTCTATAAAATAAAATTCTTGTAGCAGACTTGTTATCAAAAACATTATAAAAAAGAATAATATGATTCAAGATTAATCGAGCTTTCAAATCACCCGAAGTCACATAACGGTTGATTAGCCTCTTCACATACTTAGGAATCTTCGTATCTTCCTCAAACTCTTCTATGCTCACGCATTGAGGATTTGTATACGACGATATCATAAATGAATTTATTGTTTTAATATTCAAGTCTTTCATAATAAAAATCAAATCACCTATTTACTGCGTTAGGAATACCTCTGGCTGAAGTTGCAGTTTCTCCTTGACCACCAACAGCATCCGTATTTCCACCGCTACTAGAACCCTTTGCCATTTTACCCCCAGACTGATTATAATTAACTACACACATTGAAGCATATCTATTAGCAGCCGCTTCTGGAGAAAGTCCTTGATGAAAAAATGTTTTTCTTTGAAGAGGATCAATGTAGACACTGCTATCAATCTCTGTAACAAACTTGTCGTACTGATCATTCCAATCGTCTGCTGCATTAGCCGCGCTTTTGTCGATACCAAAAGATGTTTCAAAATCCTCCATTGGATCTAAAGCACTTTCCTTGATCGGCTTTCCGCCCTGTGAAATGATTCCGTTCATTCCAATAGACTTTACCTGCTCAAGAAAATCTTTTGCTGCTTTAAGATCTTTGAATTTACTGACCTTGATCGGACCATTCTTTGTCTTGGCATACTTAACTTCAAAAGGTCCACTGGCTTCATCCATCTCGGGAGTAACATCAATCTTTTCTTTCTTTCCAGAAAGATTAATCTTTTTTTTTCCAGCAACAACAGATTCAGTTTGCTCTTTGGATTCTTTTCTAGCTTTCATTGCAGCCGCAATTTTTTTTCTGCGATTAGCTAGATATTTATCCGACTTATCGACATCGCCATCATTGTCGATATCCTTATCAGCCTTTCCTACAGGATCAAGAGCTTCGGCTCCATATTTCCTCTTCAAGATTCCCGGCTTCGGTTTTTCCTCCGGGGTCTTCTTGTCAAAAAATGAAGTGCCCTTCTTGATCTTACTGGGCTTTTTCATTTTTTTAGCTTCCTGAACCTCTTGCTCAGTTTCGTCAAACTGGTCATTATTAATTCCCCAGACACTACCAACTGCATCAGAAAGGCTTTGCGTAACCTCTCGATGCCACGTTTTCTCTGGGATCGGTTTTTCCTTAGACATTTTATTTACTCCTTGAAAATGAAGAGACAATACTATTTAGTGTTTTGTCGTTCTTTCTAATCATTGTTTCCGAAAAGTTTCCATGCAGTTGCATATAAGACACTTTCCCAATCATCTCCGTAACGATCTTTAAACTTCTTTTTATTTCCTTTGATAAACTTCTCTGCTTTATTTCCTCTGGGGGCAACTTCATCAATCTTCTTATTAAGAATGTTATCCATACTCTTTGGTTGACCGGGAGTTGCTTGCAGATACTTATCAGCTAATTCTTTTGTTCCCCATTCTTGATATCTAGTATCTTCTTCAATACCTTCCCAAATATCATCATCAAGTTTTTCTCTTGCGTGACCACCTGAAACAAATGAATTCACCCTATCAAAAGCGTATTGATGAGGAGTCTTATCAGAAACCACTGGACTACAAGCAAGCCCTCTCAAAAAAACTTCTAAAAGAGCATTGTATGGAATGTTGCTTTTCTGAGATTTCTTTGCGAGCGAAAGGTGATGATCTTCTTGCATTAAGAAGTTATCATAAAGTAAAAGAAGAGTTCTTCGATACAGAATATCATCAGCCATCACATACTCTAGAATTTTATCGGCAACATCTAGAATATGCTTTCGTAGTTCTGGATTTGGAGCAGCCGCAGTAAGATCCTTAAATGCTCTCTTAGTAATTGCAATGTCTTTTGTGGGCACAAGACCAAAGCGTAGAAGTGCATTGAAACGCTTACCTGAAACGCTTCGATCTGTAACATCCACAACTTCACAAATTGATCTACGAAAATCTTCGTTGATCTTCATACCACGACGAATTGCGTTATAAAGTTCTTTTGGATTTTTTAGTGGTGATCCGGCTTTAAATGATTCGTAATCTCCAGAAGCGGCAGCGGCTCTTAACTTCGACGCGGACATACCTACAATGCCTTCAGCATCAGGATCTCTTTGTCCAGCAGAAATGATCTCTATATTATCAAAGTTATAATCAGATCCATTATAACGAGTCAGAAGATTCTGAAATTCGGAAACTCGATCATCACCAACCACAAGAGATACTTCATCATACTTCTTATCTAAAAATTTCATCACACTAATCACAGTTTTTAGTGATGGTGTTGTGTTGATTCTTCGTGCATGTTCTGGAAATGCTTGCTTTAGAAACTTAACCTTAACCTTAAACGGAAGAGGGTTTCTTTTTGGATCGTTGGACTTAGAAGCAAAGATTAAATAATCAGCCTTTCGCTTCTTTGCCTCTTCGGCAACACGATCCATGACAACTTTGTGTCCTGTTGTTGGGGGATTGAATCTACCCCAAGCAAATACTACTCTTTTCGACATAGCAGGTTTCCCTTAGCCTAACTGCTAAAATAAATAAAATTTATTCTTGCTTTTGTTTGAGAGATTTTAAGCGTTGTTTCTCTGCATCTTTAACCTTTGGTAAAAGTTTTTTTGCTAACTTCTTAACTGCGGCACCTTTTTTTTCGAGTTTTTTGTCGATAGCCATTCTTTGCTGGAGATTTAACTCAGTTTTAGATTTACCTTTCGACAATTTCATAAACAACACCTCTCTTGCTTTTTTAAGAGATCTTGACTTTAAAGTATCAGCATCAGCCATTCTCTTAGCTTTTATCTCGCGAGAACGGGCTATTTTTTTGCCCATTCGTTTCATCTGTTGGGACTTCTTCAACCTTTGGGCTTTACTGACAACTTCGTTCATTTCCATCTCCTGAAAAAAGAGTATACCTTATATTTAGGAATCCCAGTTCTTTATGGCAGTGAAATTTTGATATGAAAATTCCAAACGGTCAACTAATTTAACAGTTGTTCCATCTTTATCCACAGCAACGAAGCCTTCATCTCCAGTAATCTTATATCCAGTATTCGTTTTGATGAATGTATTATACTGACTTGCGCCAGATCCCAATTTATCGACAATATCATTCTTCGCTGCAACAACACTTGCTTGGTATTCTACCATAGCGATAAGAGTATTTTTCGCGTTTCGATATACTTTGAGATGTTCCTTTTTCACAAGCTCTTTTGCGGTCTTAGATTTCTCTGTTTTCATAGAAGCAATATGAGTATTCCACCATTCATCAAAATATTTTAAATATTCAGTCGCATGTTTTCTTGGGTTTGATATTGCCTCTCCAGCACGAACCTTTGTGTTGCTATAGGTCTTGAAAGAAGAACCAGCAGCATACGATGGAAGTTTATCTTGCATATCAAGAAACTCTTTCAATGTTCTCGAATTAACTTTTCTAAAAGACTTTCCTGCCTTTGACAAATTCTTATCCAAAGCCTTAATTTCTTTTGGGGTGAATAACACTTTACCCGACAGGTCGTGATAGTAGGCGTCATCATACCAAACACTCTTGGGTGTCTTCATGCCTGCAATGTTTACACCAATGGATGCAGACATATCAGGAAGGGTGTCGCCTGTATATGTAGTATGCCATACGACACCTATCTTTGCCGACGTGATCCGCTTTGCTAAATCAGAATTTGAAGGAATGGCGTATACGATTGTATTGGGTTGAAAAGTAACGTAAGAAATTCCACCAATCGTTTCATCAGAAAGATCGCTCTTGGTGAACATCATGTCACCCTGAATAACTCCATTGATTCCGAGCTTTGGCAATTCTTTAAGTGCAATCTTTAACTTATCAGCAAGACCACCAGAATAACCATACTTCTTTAGATCGGCATTGGACTTGACCAACTTAGCATTCTTGGTAAACACCACTTTGGTTCCAACCAAAACCTTCCAACCCTAGGGATCGGTACCAGCAAAACAAACAGAGAATA